CAACGCGCTTAGCGTCTGGTATCAAGCTCTTAGTGCCGTACCCAGAATACCCCATATCGTTCAATAACTTATAGGCCACATCTCTATCAAACGTGGGCGCAACCCCTGCACACCTAGGCGCTGCGAGAGTGTGCTCACACAAAACGCCCAGAATCGGCACGCTAGTGCCATCAGGGGCACGGCTAGCGTGTAGCTCACTTAAAGCTTTAGCGACCATCAACTTCCTACGCTGCTTAGAATTAGTGACGCTGCCATTGCAGGTCCAACCAAATCTGGATAATATGCGTTTGGGTTCTCTAATACCTTTAACCACCCAAGAACCTGCGTGGCGCCCCAGCATATAGTATCGTGAGCAGAAACTAATGCGGTCTATCTGTCCTACCAAGTTCGACCCCTCCGGCGCTACTTTCATACCCAGGTCTTTGGCCACAATAGCGTAATATTTGGAATATACGCTTGGCAAAGGTTTTGGTCCAATGGAGCACTCATCATCTCCTTTGACCATACTAAGGACACTGGAACCAGTTATTGGGTGTGGGTTATCACCATCAATATCGGCCAGCTCCGGGTGGGCTGCTAATGCTATAACGCGAGCAACCCACTTCATGCCCACGTTAGTCAATGATCCAGCAATGGTGGTATCATTGTCACCGGATGCTATTGTACCAGTTATATCAACTGTCAATATAGGGCGCTTATACTCATCTAGCAAACTAAAACGCCTCTGGTCCCTGTTTGAGCAAGCTTTATCCAGTATTTCAAGTCTCCTCTCTAGATCGAAATTGGGGATTTTTGAGTTGAGTAGCTCAAAAACATGTTTGTATATCTCATGGTGTGCTCGCAAAAGAGCCCACACCACTGAAGAGTCAAATCTGGATAAATCATTGGCGGCCGCTTCCACTGAATCCAAGCCATCCGCTGCACGCTCATTGAGATATGCAGCCACCTTGGCATCCTCCACCTCGGGTGAATCTTTGCCAACCATCTCTGGAACCAATTTGTACAATATGGCAGCCAAAGTGGTCATCATGCCGATGAAAGGCAACTTACTTTCAGCTTTCTGATCTGAAATAACGCGGTTATCTTTCAATTCCGCATGCGTAGCCCCAGGCTCTACAAAGCCCTGGAACTCAACTTTGCCCATGACATTCAAGTCACTGTTAAGATTGAGGTCATCGCCATCATAC